TACTGAGCAATCATCTGCTGTGCTGTCTTCAGCAACATGTCCGCAATGTTGTTCAAGAAATCAGAAAAGACTTCTTCAGCGCTCTTCGTTCCATCAATAATCGACTCGAAGCCCGTTGTAATAAGGCCAGCAGCCGCACTTGCCGCTTCACCAATTAATGGATACTTCTCAAGGATCCTGTCAAGTGCAACTTCATAAGCAATTAAAGGAGCAAGATCAATTCCTTCCTCGAAAGAAGCTGGACCTGTATCAAGGACAGACTTGCCTCCGACAAATTTCATGTTTCTCTCAAAAGGAGAAGATACATTAAATCCAGCGCCTGCTGATAACTCAGCCATTTGCTTGGCCAGTAAAAGCTCCTCCTCAGCTCGATCTAAACGAGCAATCTGCAAAGCTCCCTCCAATTTCAGAGTTTCTAATTTTTCCTTTCTAAGAGCTAAGTCTTCAACTTCGATCTTAATCTGAGCTTGTTTCATGCCTTGAACAAGCGAAAGTTCTTCTTTTTGTGTTCTTATTGCCTCAAGTTCGCTTTGATTAAATTGTTTAATTTGAGAATATATTTGCAACTGCTTAAGGTCTTCATCAAACATTGATCGTTGAAGTTGCCTTGCTTTCCGTTCTCTTTCTTCTTGCTCTCTAGCTGCTTTTCTGGCAGCAGCATCGGCTTTTCTTTGAGCAGCTTCAGCTTCACGTTGCTCTTTGCGATTTTTCGCCTCTGTGTCTTCTTTAGCTTTATTTTTTAGATTTATAATAGCTAGTTGCTTTACTAGCTCAGATGTTTCACCGCTTAAGCCTTCGTTTAACTCTTTTTGGTTTTCAGAAAGAAACTGCTGTTGAATTACTTTTTCAGCCAAGGCGAAACCAGTCTCTGTCGTCAAGTCCAGCCCTGACTCTGCTAACTCAATTTCTGCTAGCAATATATTGTTCGTAAAAGCCGCGTTTGCTGCTTTTTTTTCAAGTATTTCTGCTCTTGCTTCCTCAACAATTTTTAGCTGTTCAGCAATTTGTAATTCTTTTTGCCTAGCGACCAACTCTTCGGTAATTACGTTTATAGAGCGATCTCCTTTCCCAAATTCTGCTCTAGTCAACTCTTGATTTAAGTCCGTCAGTTCCGGGTCTTTTGTAGCATTATTACGCGCTAAGTTTACAAGACTTACTTTTTCTAACTGGTTCGCAAGCGCTGTCAAAAGACCTGAACTGTTAATCAGACCAGCCACTGCTGCGCTTATTTGACTCAATGTTTCCCCATAAAGCCTGCCCAACTCAGCTGATTCCTCCCCAAATTGTTTCAACGCACTTACGCCATCCTGGCCAATTACTGTTGTGAGCTGAGCTGTTGCTACTTCCAGCGCTTTCTCTGTGCCTGCTAATTCTTCTAAGTCTTTAACAAGTTTCTCAAAAGCGGTTCCGCTTTCGCCCGCAGCTGCCGTTACCGCTCCAATGTCAGCTGTAAGTGGATCAAGAGCTTGGCCCAGTTCTGCAATGCTTCCAACGGCCTGGTCAATAATTCCACCAAGAGCACTGCCAAGAACTTGACCGCCCATTCCGCCAACAGAACCCAACGCACCACCGGCAACTGAGCCCACACCACCGCCAAAAAGCAGCGGGAAGCCAACGCCAAGTGCAAGGTTTGAGAGACCTTTACCGCCTCCTCCAGCTCCTCCAGCTCGGGCGGGTTGAGGACCGATAGGTCTAGGAAATTGAGTCGTTGGTACTGCTTTACCAGAAGAAACCCCCGGAATAAGATTTGATCTTTGCCCAGCTATGCCAAGGTCTAGCTGACGCTTTTCTTCTCTACTTTGAGCTTCTAAGAATCGAACTCCTCTTTGTCTTTCTCCATTTAATGCTGCTTCTATCCTTAATTGACTTTCGTTTAACTTGACTGAATTATCTAAAATTTGAAGCCCTCTTTCGCGGAAAGCAGGAAGAGCTTGTTGAGCACCAGCTACGGGAACCCCTGGCGCTCCAGAAGCAATAAATTGCGCTCTTTGCCGCCTCGCCTTGTCTCGCCTAAACTCAGTAGCGCCTGAAGCAACAGGACCAATCGGTTCTGAATACTGCCTTGACATTTGCAAGAGCAAACGCTGCTGCTTAAGAAACTCAGCAGTTTTTTGCCTTGCTAATCTGTTGCCTTCTTCCCCAAACTCTCGCTCTGCTCTTCCTCGCTTTTGCGTTATCTCAAAAAGCTTTTGCTCTTGGTCAGTAATTTTTTTGTTAGCTTTTAATGTTTCTTGTTTGAACTTAGCAAAATCTTTTTCAGCTTCAAGTTTATTGCGTAAATAATTTGCAGAAGACGCTCCGTTACTAAGTTTCTCTATCTTTTCTTGCAGTTCTTGGGTTTGTTTTAATTTTTTATTTAACTTATCCAGCTCAACGCCACCTTTGACGTATAAAGCAATATCTACGTTGTAATTGGCCACGGCTGAGCACGTAGAGTCCTTCGCTCCAGTCTACCGTGACCCCATCGTTCGTGCCCCACGACTCGACTTAGCGTTTTGAATTGACTTCTCCTCTTGCTCTGCCTTGATCTCGAAGAAAGCAGCCCAACCCACAAGCTCCTCTTGAGTGAGGCGCTCAGTGAGCTGAACTACCGTCATACCTAGCTCTTTCGCTAAAAAGAAGATAAAAAGCCAGTCGTTACTTGCTTTTCAAATCCGCTTTCGCTTCCTCCACTTTGTTCTCCGCTCCAGAAGCCAACATCGCTAGCTGGATGTCTTGGAGGATTGCAGCTTCAACCTCACGACGGAGAGAAGCCTTCTCGCCATCTTGGAACATACGCTTGCCATCAACGTCTAACGCCTTCTCGATCATCATGCCTAAAGCAAAATCACCAGAATCGTCCTTGTCGGACTTTTTCTGGATTGACTCTCTCTCAGCAATCGTCAATGGATGCCAATACACTTCAAGCACCACATCATCACCGTCCTTGACTTCGTGCTTATAAAGCTGGCTGACGCCAAACTTATTCCGAAGCAACTCAGTGGCACGCATGAACTAATACCGTTTGTCCTAATACACTACACCACTGCTGTGAATTGACAAGAGATAATCCCGATAAAGTGAGAACGATCCTCTGCCTCAACAACAGATGGCCCCACAATGTCTAAAACTCTAGGGACAACGCTATAAGTATCCGTATAGCCAGAAGCGTTTACAGAGGTCAGACCGTCAATAACAGACTCGCCAATTGCGGACAACACAGACGTTCCAGCAGACTTTGGAACGTAGATATTGCATTGGATCACGCCGGAGTAGTAGTCCTGAGCAGCGCCTTGGTTCTGGAGCGTTGAGCGATTAAAGTTTATGCTCATCAAAATATATTTCTTGGTCTTACCAGGAGTGGTATAAGCAACGTTGTCATAAATCATTTTTACCGTGCTATCAGCAGCAATGACTGCATCGGTTACCGCTTTCTCAAAAGCAGCTCTAGCGTTAACGAGTGTCATAGCTTAAAGAGGATTTGCGCCAAATCTTGTGTAACCAACAGGAGAAACACCTTGCTGGCCAGTAAGAGCAAAAATTCTTCCAGCTTTCTTTTCGCGAAAAGTTTCCTTGACTAAACGTCCCATCTCGCCTTGAACATACCCGATTATGTCGCTGTCCTTTGAAGCAAGCGCAGAATTTGCATACAAAACCGTATTGCCTATGTAAACAGTAGGTTGCTTTTTATAGTTAAAGGTTGGCACTTTGTAGCGAGGTTTTACGTTAGCCCTCCTTGATCCACGCTTGTACCCCGACCACGGTGCAAAATCTTGCTTGTCATCCTTAGCCTGAGGTCTTTGCGCTGAAGCCTTCCAGCTTGACGCAAAGAATCCTGTATCTTGAGGACTAACACCAGGCAGATCGCCAACAATTATCTCAATTAGATCGTTGTAGTCACTATTTATCTGTCTCTCTAGGTCAGTCAAAATGTTGCCAATACCGCGCTTCTTAGCCATCAGAACCGCACCATCACAATGTAGAGATACTCTTGACCACCCCTATAGGTGCGAATATCTGTAATCTGAACCTGACGATCCGTTCCAGCAAGAGTTGAAACTTCTCCATACTCCAAAACAATTGTGTCTTCAAATGTTGGCTGGACATTGCCAATTAAATCTGGAGTCAGATAAAGTTTTGCTTTACGGGCCTCTCTTCCATCCTGCTCTTTTGAATCGATAAACTCAATTGGTACTTTTAAGTTTGAATAAATTTGATCAGAAGTTGTTAATGCACCAGTTGCTACATCATAAGTAGGGTCTGCCTTTCGGATGTAAGTAACAGTTGCGTCAAAAGATGCCCCAAGCTCTTTGACAACAGAACTGGCAACACTCTTGAAAAGACTATCGAGTTGACCAGCCATCTCAACCCCTCACCACACGTACTTGATAGCCACCGCTACCTCCAAGGCTATAAGCACCAAGATAAGACTGCAACCAAGGGTAAACGTCGAATAC